CAAATGAGAACACGCCATTATTGGGGTTAAAAAATATGGGTAACGTAGAACAAGTTAAGGATCAAATCAAAGCATTCGAGAAATTCATTCGTGATAGTGATGTCACTGATGAGACAATCGATTTGTGTTTAATTAAAGTAAAACAACTCGCACAAGCAATAGAGATGATGAGTAGCACTTCACCAGCCAGTGCGGCAGTGGAGCAGCAAAAAGAAGCTGAATTGCCAGTGGGTTCATTTATATCAATAATCAATAAAATCTAAAAAATGAGCGATTTAAAAGCATTCGAATCTGCCCTCGAATCAAAATTGGCAGAACAAAAAGCTGAGGTTGCACACGTAACCGAGAAGGCTGCAAAGGCATTTGACTCTAAAGTAGAGCAAATCAACGAGCAAATGGAGAAGTCTAACAAGACTCTTGCTGAAGCATTGAACGAAGTGAAAGAAGCTAAAGCTGCTTTTGGTAAGTTGAGCGCAAACGCTGAGAAGAAAGTTGCAACTTCTTATGCAGAGCATATCAATAGCATTAAGAGTGAAATCGGTGCTGCTATTGAGAAAGGTTGGAACGACATCAAAACCGCTGCACGTGGTAATGGTAAAGGTTTTAACTATGAGATGGATTTGAAAGCAGTTGGTGTAATGACCATTGCTAACAACCTTACTGGTTCTGTTTACACATCTTATGTAGACAATCCAGCATTGCGTTCTTTTGTTAACCCACACCTTAGAAGTGTGTTTAACATTATCCCAGTATCAACTGGTTCTGTATCTTTCCCAAGAGGTAATTCTCCAGTAGGTGAAGGTTCTTTCGGTAAGCAAACTGAAGGTTCTGCTAAGCCACAAGTTGATTACGATGTAACAGTTGTAAACACTGCGTTGTCTTTCATCGCTGGTTACGCTAAGGTTTCTCGTCAGATGATTGATGATTTGCCATTCTTACAAGCATATTTGCAGCAGTCATTGATTGAAGATTTCCAGAAGGCTGAAGATACTTATTATCTTAACGCTATCGCATCTTCTGCAACTGCTGGTTCTTCTTCTGGTGCTAACACCGCTGAGAAGTTCATCGACTACGTTGCTCAGTTGGGTTCTGCTAACTGGACTCCAAACCTTGCGTTGACTACTCACGCTGGTTGGGCTGGTCTTTTGAAAACCAAGCCAGCTGACTACTCAGTTCCTGGTGGTATGGTTATCGACAACAATGGTAACGTAAGAATCGTAGGTGTACCAGTTATTCCTCACTCTTTGGTTACTGCATCTAAGATCTATGTTATGGACACAACTAAGTTCGCTATTGCTCAGCAAAGCGGTCTTGCAGTTCGTTCAACAGAGTTCGATCAAGATGATTTCATCAAGAACCTTATCACTTTCAGAGCAGAGGCTCGTTGTGAATTGTTACAATTCCAACCAAGTGCTGCTATCTACGGTGCTATCTAAGGTTTATAAATATAGGGGAGGGGGTTTTCTCTCCCCTTATTTTAACTTATGAACTATATTATCATAGGGGCAATGGATGGAGTTAGCTTTGACAATATATTTGACAAGCTAACAAAAGATGATGTTGCATTATTTGTGGAGCCTATACCACATCAGTTTAAAAAACTGCAAAAGAACGTAGAGAAATTGAGTTGTAAAGTATTCCTTGAGAACTCAGTTGTTAGTGATAGGATAGAGGACATTGTGATGGCATATTTACCAGATGAGAATTTAAGTGAAGATTTCTTAGGTGGGTGTAGTAGTGTTGTTAAGTTTGGCACACCACTTAATAGATATTTGGCTAAGATAGATGAGTTAAGTTACCACGAAGCAAAGTCGGTAACATTTGAAATGTTGTGTGAGAAATATGGCTTCGATGAAGTAGATTATGTGCAAGTGGATTGTGAAGGATATGATCAGGTAATTGTTGATAGCATTGATATTAACAAATACAAAATAAAACAATTGAAATTTGAACTTCATTACGTAAGTAATGAATTTTTAGAATATTTTGAAAAGAAAACTAATCCAACTAATATTATTAACTTAAATTCGGATATTATATATGAATATACTTTTTAGTATTCATCTTTATCCTCCTCAACACAATTGCCTCTTGGGGGTGTGTCTTAATTGATGCACCCTCAGGAGGTTTTATGCGGAGCGGAATGGATGGCTCATAATATGGCAAAAGATTTAATTGCCAAAGGACATAGTGTTAGAGTTCTATTACATCAAGCTAATCATTATAGAATAACTAATAATTATACTTTTGATGGTGTTGATGTATTTCCTCCAAATGCTAATGTTATAGAAAATTTATTTAGATGGTCTCATTGTGTTTTTACACATTTAGATTATACCCAATGGACAATAGGTAGTGCTGCTTTATATAAAAAACCAGTATTTCACTTAATACATAATTCGCATAAGTACCCAGAGATTGAAAATGCACGATTTCCACAACACATTGTCTATAACTCATTATGGATTAAGAGGAAATTAAACTACAAATGGGATAACTTTACAATACCGCCTCCCGTTGATTATAGAGATTACGACTTAGGCAAAGACCCAGAGGGCAACGAATATATTACACTTATAAACTTAAACGAGAACAAAGGCGGTAAGATATTTGAAAGCATAGCTAAAGCATTGCCAAATAAACGATTTTTAGGCATTTTGGGGAGTTATGATGATCAAGTGAGACCAAACCTACCAAATCTTAAAATATTGCCAAATACGGCAAATATAAAGCCTACATATGGTGTAACAAGAATCTTGTTGATGCCAAGTGAGTATGAGAGTTGGGGTAGAACGGCTACTGAGGCAATGTGTAATGGCATTCCCGTAATTTGTAGTAATGCCGATGGGTTGGTTGAGAATTGTGGTTATGCTGGTATATTTATAAAAGATCGTAATGACACTAAAAGCTGGGTTGAAGCAATTACAAAGTTGGATGAGAAAAAGGCATATGCCGAAGCCTCAAGGAGAGCAAGAAAAAGAGCAAAAGACCACGACCCAAGAAAAGCACTTGATGAATTTGAACTCTGGCTCAGAGAAATGGTTGATAAATATTACAAGTAATGGCAATATATATAAACGGGATAACCATTTTAGCTGACGCGGTGGTTGAGCCAGTAAGTAGAACGGATGCGAAGAATTGGATGAGGATAGATTATACCTCTGATGATTCTTTGATTGATAATTTAATCTCAAGTGCAAGAAAGCATCTTGAGTTATTAACTGGTAGGTCTTTGACAAATAAGCTAATAAGAGCAAACATTCAACTCACTGGCACTGTGCCAAATGTTTGGATGGTTGACTTGCCATACTCACCACTTAATTGCGTAGATGAGGTGGTGATGAAAACTGGCATAAATATGGGGGACACACTTACTAAGAATGAAGATTACGAGGTGATTGGTGGTAAGATATGGCTTTACTCACAAGGATTTTATGATATCAAATACCAAGCTGGGTATGGTGAATTACCACCAGATTTAGTAAGTGATATTTTAACACTTGTAGCTTGGTCTTATCAAAATAGGGGTAAGAATATGAATGCTGACCCAAGTGCTTCAATTTCACAATATCCTTATTGGGATGGATTAAATTATCATCAATATAAGGCAGTTGTAATATAGTGGCAAAAGGAATAAACATACAAGTCAGCGATGCAGCTTTTCAAAGGTTGCTTAATCGCTATAAAGAGAAAATAAATGGTACTGCCGCTTTACTTGATCGTGAACTTGCTGCAACTGGTGAACTAATGGCTACAAGTGCCAAGAATATGGTTGCGGTAGATACTGGTAGGCTAAGAAACTCAATCTCACTAAAGAAAGACCAATTTCTTTCTTACTACTTGGTTGCTCAAACTAATTATGCTGCTTACGTTGAATTTGGGACTGGGACTGGGTTTATACCACCAGAGAACAAAGAATGGAGCGCACTTGCGAGTAAGTTTAAGGGCAAAGGTGTAAAGCAAGTAAACTTACCAGCGAGACCATATATGAGACCATCAATATTAGCTTACTATCCTAAATTTAAGGAGGAGGCAATAAAGATAATAAGAAGTAAAAATGCTTGATTGTAGTAACAATGTGCGTACAATTTATGTGAATGCCTTAAATGGTAATTTGTCTTACAATGGCAAAGATGTGCCAGTATATGGACAAAACCCATTTAGGACAATGCCACAAAATTACGTTATCATTAGTTCTATAACTGAGGTAGCTTCAAACACCAATAATAGCTTTGGGAATATTGTCGATGTAGTTATTGAGATAAATAGTGAACAATATCGGATTTATGACAATAGTATCATTGATAATATAGCATCTCAAATAGTTAATATATTAATTCCAGATACGCAAGTTGATGGTTTTGATGATGCTAATTTTGAGGTATTCCCAACGGCAAGAACATTATCTACTTACTTGCCAGTAGTTAATGGAGATAATTTTATAGCAAGAAAAATTATAACAATTAGCAATTTAGTTAACCAAAAATAAAAGTAAAATGGGACAAATTTTAGGATCATTACAAAACATCGAAATTGATGTAGCTGGTGGTACTTCATTCAAGCCTTTGGTTTGTTTGAGAACATCATCAGTAAATACTACTATGGATGCAACTACTGAGCAAACAAATTGTGGTGCTTTCACTTCACCATCAGCACCTCAGATGAGTGTTGACTTTGATGCAATTTGCGAGACTGACCCAGGTACATTCCCAACAGTATCTATCTCTTATGAGGAAGTATTGGCGGCAATGGTAAACAAGACTGAGGTAAACGTAAGAGTACAAAACCCAATCGTAACTGGTTCAAGTGCTGGTGCGGTGTACTATCACCAATTTAAAGGTTATATCACTGACCTTACTTTGAATCAATCAACTACCGAGTTTATCAATTTCTCTGGCACAATCCAATCAAATGGTGCTTTAGATATTACTGCATAATTTAACTTATGAACTATACTTCTATTACTATTAACGACCAAAAGGTCGGACTTAAATTTGGAATGGCTTCATTTAGATACTTACAAGACAAGCTTGTTGAAGGCAAGTCTTATCAAGGTGGAGACTTAAATGAGATTGGTCTTGCTCACATAATTTATAGTGGTTATTTTAATAACTGCTTGGTTAAGGATGTTGAGCCTACACTAAAGTTTGAGGAGTTTGTGGATTGGATAGAAACAAACTTACTCAATGAGGATGTAATGACACAAATAAAGAGTGTTATTGAAATTTGGACTAATAATCAATACATCCAAACTGCTTTAGATGTTGTTGACCAACCAAAAAAAAAGACATCTCGTGGGAAGAAATAGAAGCATTTGCCTTTGGTGAATTGTGTCTTTTGCCTCGTGATTTCTTTGATATGAGTCCAAGACATTTGTCCCTAATGATAAAAGGACACGAGGAAAAAAAGGTCGATACTTATAGGCAAACAAGACTTTTGATGTTTACAATGGTGCGCTTAATGGGTGATCCAAAGAGCGCACCAAAAACTCCAGAGGCTTTGTGGAGTTTACCTGGTGATGAGCAATCACAAAGAGGCATTAGTGATGATGAGGCAAGAGAAATATTCAAAAGGTTAAGACAATGAATGAAGAATTTATATTTCGGGTTGGTGCTGACATCTCTGGCTTCACGAAATCAATTAGTGATGTAGAGAATGAATTAAAAAAAGTACAAACCGAATTAAAAACAAAGACTGGTGCTGCTATTGTAGAAACAAATAAATACATTGCACAATTACAAACCACTCTTACAAATCTTCGTTCTCAAGGATTAGGTCAATTACCTAAAGCGGTTAATGATGGAGCAGCTTCACTTAATGCTCTTGGTCAAGTAGCAAGAGATGCTCCATTTGGATTTATAGCTATTCAGAACAACTTACCAATTTTATTTGATCAGCTTGGAAATTTAAGTAAACAAAGTGGAGGTGCAGCCAATGCTCTAAAAGCAATAGGTGCGTCATTAATTGGACCAGCTGGTGTCACATTTGCTATTGGTGCTGCTATCTCAGTTCTTACTGTATTAGTACAAGAATATAAAAGTGTTGGCGCAGTATTAGACGTTATTTTTGGTAAACAAAGCCAGTTTAATGATGAAATATTAAAAGCTGGTAAATCTTACGAAAAATTTAATAAGGATAGAAGGGATAGCATTGATATTGCTGGTGAAGAATTAGCAACTATTGAAGGGACAATAACAAGAGTCAAAACATTATCTAAAATTGTAACTGACCAAACAAAAAGTTATAATGAAAGAAATGCCGCATTAAATGACTTAAAAAGTATAAGTAAAGAGTATTTTGGTAATTTAGATTTAGAAAAAACAAAATTATCAGATTTAAAAATAGCAGTTGATAGCTACATTAGTAGCATTAAACAAGCAGCTATAACTAAAGGTTTTGAGGGTGCGATTGGTGATACAAGTGTAGAATTAGCTAAACAAATAAAACTTCTTAATCAACTTAGAGAAGAACTTGATGCTGCAAAAAGAGCACCAGTCAAATTCATTGGTAAGGCTGATATAGTAGACACAAGAGATATAGATGCAGCCACATCAAGATTTAACAAACAAAACAAAATTGTTGAGTCATTAAGAGGTGATATTGCACTTTTTAATGCCGAAATAGCAAAAAGTATAGAATTACAAAATGCTATTCAAGCACCAATAGATGCTGCTAATAAAAAATTAGAAGATCAAAAGAAAAAAACTAAGTCAGATACTAAAGATGCAAGAGATGCTAAAAGGATAGCAGCAGAAAGATTTAGGGCAGAGGAAAAAATTAGGACTGATTCATTAAGATTAACAGAAGAAAGAATTAGAAGGCAAGATTTCTTAAATAAAGAAGATAATAAGAATCTTGATAGAAGTACAAAAGAAAGAAGAAAGTTAGAAAGGGAAGCTGGATTAAATATACCAAAGTTATTACCAACTACTACAACTATTCCAATTAATACTAATAGACTAAAAGAAAATGCACAAATAGCAACCGATGCATTAAAAAACATTAAACAAGAAGCAAATCTTGATGCTGCTTTTAACTTGGCTCAAGACACTTTCTTTAATCCTATTAGTGATGTATTTGAGAACTTTTTAAATACTGGAAAGTTTGCATTTAAAGAATTTGGCAAAGCGGTATTACAAGCCATCAACCAAATTGTTGCTAAGATAATTGCAACTGGTATCATATCGCTATTATTCACTATATTTAGTGGAGGGTTTGGTGCTGCTAAAGGAGGTGCTGCTGGTGGCTTCAAAGCAGTGCTTCAAGGAATAACATCAGCACTTGGTTTTGGTATTAATAAAGGTATAGGAGGCGGTCAACCTAACTTAGCTAATCTAAGTGGTGGTGGAATGCAATTAGCTGGTCAAGTAGTATTCACACAACGTGGTAGTGATTTAGTAGGTGTATTGAATAGAACAAACGGAACAATCAATCGAGTTGGCTAAACAAGAGAAATATAGAATAGATTTTTATAGCCTTGAAGGTTATCAAGGTAGGGTGTCTTTATACTATGAAGGCTACACTGGGTCGGTTATTGATTTAACCTCTGGTGCAAGACCATTTGTACTTAAAGAGTTTAACACCGAGGATAATATATTTAAGCCAATAAGAGCGCAACTTGCCGAGATAGAAATTCTTGCAAGTTCAACGGGTGTAACACTTGAGAACTTTTTGGCTACAAGTGACACCGACATACAAGTATATTTTTATTATTATAATTTAAGTGAGGTTTATTGGACTGGTTATGTAATGCAATCGGATTATCGTGAGGAGTGGCAAGACCAAAATCATATTATTACAATTACTGCAACCGATGGATTTGGTAAGTTAAAAGATATATTATTTAGCAATAGTGGTGTTGAGGTCACATCAAGGCAAAAGGTCATTGATATGATTCAATATGCTACTGGTGGTACTGCACTTGCTTGGGATAAGTACCAAGTAATAAATAACTTATACCACGATAGTATGAGTACAACTTATCCTAACATATCACTTAACCAAGCTTATATTGATCCAAAGACTTTTGAGACCGAGCCAAGTGTATATGAGACCTCATATAATGTATTAGAAAAGATTAATGTTTCATTCAACCAAACGATATTTATGTATCGTGGCTTTTGGAATATTATGAGGATTGAGGAATTATATTGCTCATCGGCAACTAATCTTAAAGTATTATTTGTTGACACACCTCCAAGTTTGCCTATTACTTATAATAAGAGGTTTGACTTAGAGGTTGGTGTTAATTATGATATTAAGCCTATCTCACCACAAATGTTGAGATTTATTAAAAGGCTTACCAATCAAGACATTGTTGAGTTTAATTATGAGAGATTTGTTGAGGTTATCAATAATGCTTCATTTGTTAGAGGTGCTTTGATATTACAACAACCAACACTCAAGCAATATGAGGTTGATAATTGGACTTTGCTTGAAGGTGACCCACTAATTAATTCACCAGTCACGGCGGTGAGTTTTTATCGTAATGAAGATTACACATCTATATCTGGACCAATAATTGATAATTATGTTGTCATACCACAAGATTTGACTCTTGTTTCTCCTAAAGATTATTTGATAGAGGCAGAGCCTATTGATGTGTATGCTGGGGAGAGATTAAGATTATCATTTGAGGTGCAATTTAAAGATGCGTTCCCAGGTTCGGCAACGGTGTACCCTACAACGGTGGCTTATGCAAAATTAGTCACAACGGTTACAACTTATTTTCTTGTAGCAGATGGTCAATGGAGTGGTTCTGGTACTGCTCAATCAATATTAATTAATTATGGTAGTGCCGAGAATATAGAAGAAACCGAGTGGAATACTTTAGAAATTGAATCCGACCCATTACCAGCAAATGGGCAATTATATTTTTATTTTGTATGTGATAGTTCAAATAGGGTATTAGGTCAAGTGATGAGAGTGAAGAATTTTGACTTTTCGGTTTATAATCGTTTTGATCAGTTTGAACTTGGCTTACAAAAGGTAGAGGCAACATTTACTAAGAATAACACCGCTCTTGAGAAAGCAAGAAACACAATATATTTTGATGACCAATTAACACAAGCTTATAGGGGTTGCATATTTGAGAGCGATGCCGAGACACCAACCGACAATAACTGGTTTAGGCTTAGATATAGTGGAGAGAGACAAGCCTTTAGAAAGCAAAATGCAATTGCACAATGGTCTCACAATAGATATAATAGGAACAAGATTGATGCTAACTTTTATGGGTTGACTTGGCTTGACACATTAAGAGTACCTATTGGTCTTATCAACACCATTAAGTTTATGGATGATGACCCTAATAAGGTTTATTATATAGCTAATTTAAAGGAGATAGACTTTGCAAGTGCTACTTGGAGTGCGACTTTGGAGGAGGTTTGGGATAATGACAGAGATGGTAGCGCGGCGGTGACAAGATCATTTAGTGCATCTGTTAAGACTGGCACTTATGTGGGTACACAAACCGTGCCATTTTTAACGGGATCAAATAGTGACTTCATTACTACGGCTGATAATAAGATTATCTACAAAGGAGCGCAAACTATCACTAATGCTATCACAATATCACTTAGTGGGAATATCATACAAACGACTGGTGCATTTCCCGTTGCAACAAGCTTCTTAGTAAAGCAAAATGGCACAACTATAAAGACTCAAACATACCCAGTCAATGTAAATCCTCAACCATTTACATTTAACTTGTCACCAAGTGGGAGTATCACAATTAACCCTAATGATGTGTTTGAGATTACTTTTAGTGCTACTGAGGTAGGAAAGACTTTGGATAGCATACAATTCACAAGTGGTAGCTTCCAAGTGAATAACTACTCCGTGCCAAATGCCTTGAATTACGATTCATATAACGATAAATATATATATAAATAATGGCTGACGTAGTAAAAGCGGAAGGTTTAATTTTAGCACTCACAAATGAAAGTGGTGGAGTTTACCCATTCGCTTGTGCTAAGGATGCTAATTTGACCATAAGTGCCGAGACAATTGAATTAGCACCAAAGGTAAATAGTGCTTATAGGCAATATATTAAGGGTAGAAAAACTTATACAATAAGTGGTAGTGGATTGGTAAAACTTGTGGAAAGTAATATGCAACCTATCACATTTTTTGAGCCATTTATTGAGTCAACGGATGTGACTTATGTGGGTTATTTAGACATAATTGATGCTCAAAATAACTATAAAGTATATAAATTTAATTGTGTAATAACAAGTTTGTCCATTGACTCAAATGTTAATAACTTTGGTCAATACTCTTATACTTTACAAGGAACTGGTCCTTTTACCGAGATAACTACGGTTGATACTTACACTGTTTCAAGTGGCACAATCACTGCTCGTGATCCACTTACTTATAAACTTGTTGCGGTTGGATATGGAGGCAAATGGTATTATAACTACACTATTAGTGCTGGTCCAGTAATTAATTTAGGTTCTTCGCTTAATGGCACAAGTGTCGTAGCGGTTTATGTAACAAGTTAAATATAAATAATATGAAACAAATGATGGAAAACGTAAAGACAAGCCTTTTCGGAGCAGTAGCTGGGTTGCCAGTAATTTGGGAAGGTGCAATGGCTAATGATTGGAAAATGGTCTTAGCTGGTCTTGGAATGCTTTTGGTAGGCATTTTTGCAAGTGACGCTAAAAAGTAAATGAGATGGAGCAAGGGGTGATTGTAACGATAATTATTCAAACTATTGCATTTGCAATGGCATTGTCGAAGATGTTTACGGATATGAAGATTAAGTTGAGAGAACTTGATCTTCGTGTCCGCACCCTTGAAAAGAAGGAGGATGAGATTGGTGAGAAGTTGGGGAAGATATTTGACGCTTTGCAAGACATACAATTAAAATTAAAAGATAAAGCAGACCGCTTATAAACATTTTTAAGGAATTAATTATTTATCAATAATGATACCAGAATTTAATTTAATGCCGATTAGACAAGGAGATACTTACGTTCTCCCATTGTCATTTTGGGAGGATGAGTGCGAGACCACCGCAATGGATGTAACCACTGATGTATTTAAGCTAATGGCTAAAAATAGTGCTGGTGTCACTCAATTTACTTGGGATAATGCCTTATTTGTAGTTGGTCAGCCAAACGAAAGAACAGTGACCCTTACTGCTGCAACCACTGCTGGTTATACTGCTGGGGAGTATAAATACGACCTACAAGTAACTACCGCAACTGGGACTTATACTTGGATGCAAGGATATATTCAAGTGCAATCGCAAATAACATCATAATGGTTATTAAGGTTAGTTATACAACAACGCAGCCTATTATTAGGGTTACGGACACATCAAGCAATATTATTGTCAAGGTGGTGCCTCCAAGTCCTATTTATGTTAAGGCTGGTAGTAATGGTGGAGGGGGAGCGGTTGACTCGGCTCTTACTCTTTTGCAATATGTAAGAAATCAAACGGGTGCAACAGTAACCAAAGGCACTGTGGTGTATATAAGTGGAGCAACGGGTAACACCGCAACGATTAGCAAAGCTATTGCCACAACCGATGGTACGAGTGCGCAGACACTTGGGTTATTAAAAGATGATATAGCAAATAATGGATTTGGATATGTTGTAGTGTTTGGTAAGGTGAGTGGGTTAAATACACAAGCATTAAACGAAGGACAACAATTATATTTATCACCAACGGTTGCTGGTGGTTACACAACCACTAAGCCTTATGCCCCCGACCATTTGGTGTATATAGGGATAGTGACACGCTCACATCCCAATCAAGGGACTATCGAGGTAAGGGTGCAAAATGGCTATGAGATGGATGAGTTGCACGATGTGGCTGCTCAAAACCCTTCCGATGGTGATGTGATACAATACGAGAGCAGTACGGGACTATGGACAAAGACTTCATCAATTAATTTTGGTACCTGGTGAGAATAAACAAATCACTCATAACATATATCCCTTCAAGTGGTGCTGGTAGTGGTACGGTAACAAGTGTCGCACTAACCGCTCCTACGGGGTTTAGTGTTAGTGGATCACCAATCACATCGAGTGGGACTCTTGCCATTAGCTTTGCTGCTGGGTATTCACTACCCACCACAACTAAGCAAGGGCAATGGGATAGTGCGTATGCGTTCACGAGTGGCTTCCCTATTGGTACTGCTGGGCAATTACTTAGGTATAATACTTTAGGTACTGCTTTGGAGTTTTTTACTCCGAGTTATTTAACTTCTGCTGATATTATTGCCACCACTCCTCTTGTTTGGAATAGTGGCACTAAGACTATGAGCATTCCAAAGGCTACTGGGAGTGTAGATGGGTATTTGGCTGCTACTGATTTTATTACATTTGGCAATAAGCAAGATTATATTACTTTAACAACAACTGGTAATAGTGGTGCGGCTACATTAGTAAGTGCAACATTAAATATACCTGAGTACACTTTAGCTGGTCTTGGTGGGTTTAGCAACCCTATGACAAGTCTTGGTGATATTATTTATGGTAATGCTGCTGGGGCGGCTCTTAGACGTGCTGGTAACACCACAACTACTAAGATGTTCCTATCTCAAACTGGTGATGGGACAAGTAGTGCTGCTCCTACTTGGAGTGTAGTGACGGCAAGTGATGTGGGAGGTGTGCCAACAAGTAGGACACTAACAATCAATGATGTGGCATTTGACTTGACGGCAAATAGATCGTGGAGTGTGGGGGACTATGGCACTTGGTAAAATTGAATATAAGTAAATAAAGATATATGGCAAATACATTAAGATTTAAAAGGGGTTTAGCGAGTGGGATACCTACGGCATTAGCTGGTGAGCCACTATTCACAACCGACACCTTTGATTTATATATAGGCAATGGAACTGGGAACACAAGGTTTCAAAAGTACATTGCTTCGGGTGCTACTACTCAAATCCTTCGTGGTGATGGTAGCCTATACTCATTCCCTTTGGCGATTAGTTCTCCTACTAATGGTCAAGTGCTAAAGTACAACGGCACAAGCTGGGTTAATGATAGTGATGCTGGGATAACGGGTAGTGGTTCAAGTGGACAAGTTGCATATTTCACTGGTGCTACTACACAAGCTGGGACAAACAATTTGTTTTGGGATAATACGAATGGTAGGTTGGGAGTAGGGACTAATACACCTCAATCAACATTTGTAATAGCTGGAAGTGGTGTAAGAGGAGGAACTTCTACTGGAGCGAGTATCAGAATAAATAATACAAATACAAATAGAGCATTTTTATTAGAATTTGATAATAGTCAAAATTTAAGTTTTTGGAATAGTAATGATGGAGTAAATGGTGGAGATTTTATTTGGTATAATGCTACTGGTAGTGGTACTGAAAGAATGAGATTAAGTTATTCTGGAAGCTTAGGCATTGGTATAACACCTAATACTTGGGGTTCAACTTGGAAAGCGGTAGAACTTGTATCATCATCTGGTGGTCAAGCTTTTGCTGGATTATATCCTATGTTAATTGCTAATGCTTATAATGATGGAAGTAACTTTATATATAAAACAACTGCTGCTGCTTCTTATTATGCACAAGTAACTGGTAGGCATATATGGTATTATGCTCCAAGTGGTACTGCTGGAAATAGTATAACATTTACTGAAGCTGGAAGATTTCACGCCACTGGCAACTTCGGTATCGGCACTGGTGCGACTGATTCGGGGCAGAGGTTACAAGTGATTGGGACTGGGTATTTTAGTGATAGTGTTGGGATTGGGACAACAACATTAACATCTGCAAGTTTAACTGTTAGTAGGAATATTTCTGTTGATGGTTCTTATGGTATTTTTCAAAATGGTCAAATTCAAACTGCGGTAACTGGTAATGGAGGTGGATTTATAAACTCTTTAGTTACTATCGCAAATACAACACTTACTAACTATTATCATTATAGAGGGATTGAGGGAACTATTGGTGTAACAACCACAATAACAAATAACTATGGTTACCATATGAATGATATGGCAACTGGTACTAATAGGTTTGGATTTTATGGCAATGTAGCAAGTGGCACTAATAAGTGGAATCTCTATATGAACGGCACTGCCAATAACTATATGGCTGGCTCATTGGGGATTGGGAGTACGAGTGGATTAAGTGATGTAAATTTAAAAATAGGCAAGGTAATTGGAGGGAGTGTTTTCCCAATTTCTGTTTATGCAAGTGGAACTGTATCCTCTGCTGCTACAACTGGTGCGGTTTATTTTCAAACAGATGCAGTTACCGAAAATGCAGTATTTACACTGCCTAACCTTTATCATTTTAGAGCCAATCAAAGTACATTTGGAGCAAGTTCAACAGTCACTAACCAATATGGATTCTTTGCAGATAATTCATTGAGTGGTGCAACTAATGACTACGGATTCTACGGCAACATCGCAGCCGCTACTGGTCGCTGGAACCTTTATATGAACGGCACTGCCTTGAACTATCTCAACGGCTCATTACTCATCGGCAGCACAACCGACTCTGGCGAGAAGCTACAAGTCAACGGGACAATGAAGGTGACGGGGGCTAGTAGTTTTGGTTCAAGTATTATTGCAACTGGATTGATAAGTTCTGCTACTGAATATAGATTAAATAATAATACATTT